AGCTCCGGTAGATCTGCCAGCCTCTCCTGTTGCCAGCGTTCAGGTCCAGGGGAGGGATCACGTGGGTCCATAGCCCTCTCTCCCTGGCCTCCTCCACGCTGATTCCCGCCTGATGGCATTTCTGGGCATCCGGATCTGTCCGGAAGTCCTCGAAGAACTGTCCCTCGTAGATGTCCCAGCGCCCGTAGAGCCATGCCTCCCGCAGCTTCGGCGGCAGTGCCTCCAGCTGCTTGATGTAGTCCGGCTGGCGGGCCATCAGCACTTTGTTGTCCGTCACCAGACTCTGAATGAAGACGTAATCGTCAGGGTCCTCTCCGTCCTCATACCGCCGGTCGATGAACAGTCTTTTCATGTACCCATGGCCCACGCCGCCGGGGTTAAACGTGTAGTAGATCCGCTTCGGAAAGTCGTTGACGCCACGCACACACGCCGTGATCTTTTTGATCCATTCCTCCCGCAGGTTTGTGGCCTCGTCCAGGAATATCACGTCATATTCGGCGCCCTGGTATTGGTCCAGGTCACTGTCCGCCGCGCAGTAGCCGAATTTGATGGTGCTGCCGTTGGGGAAGAAGAAGCACTTTTCCTGCTTGTTGTATTTGGCGATGCCGTGCAGCTCCTCCCGCAGGGTGTTGATATGGTTTGCGATCAGCTCCGGGTAGGTCTTTCTTACGATCAGCTCCTTGATCCCCGAAAACCGCAGCGCCAGCAGCTTGGCCTTCAGCCGCACCACCCAGCTCTTGCCGCCCCCTCGGGCCCCGCCGAACCCCACGTGTTTTGCGTCCGCCAGTAAAAAAAGCTCCTGCTTCTCGCTGGGCGGGTCAATGATCAGCCTTGGCATCCTCCACCTCCTCCCGCCCCTTCGGGCTCATTCTCACGGGTTGGGGTTATTTCGGGCGTGTGCCAATGGTAATATTGGTATATTCTTCACCCCAAATTACATAGAATCGCACATACCCTTCACCAGATCTCACGAGCCAGGGAATCATGTATCCTCCATCTACAACATCTTCAATGACAACATTGAACATATCTTTCGTTGCCTGTTCAGCAGTCACAGCATTCCCAGTCAGATCGTCTGGAATACCGCTGCAAAATAATGCTCCCATCCGTCACCCCCTCGCAGGCCACGGTGCGGCGCCCGTCATCGTATCGATAAAACGGGCAGCCAACATCTGCCTGAATATAAGAGCCGCCCGCCATAGGCTATCCGCCGATACCGGCGTCCTCGTCGGCCCATTTCTGAATCAGCTTGAAATGGTTTCCCGGGGCTGCGCCGTTTTTGATAATGAAATCAGCCAGCTTCCTGACATAGTGATCGAACATATCTACCCCCAGTCTGTCCAGCAGGAGATCAAATTGGAAAGGCGTCAGCTTCACAACACCCTTGCCCAGCTCTCCTTTGATAAATTCCAGTTTATTCTCTCTGGCCGCAGCAGCATCCGGCGCGTCAGCGCCATCGGGATGGTCTGTGCCTGTCGCTGCTGCTGTCGATGTAGATGTATATGAATATGTGGATGTGGATGAAGATGTCGATGGAGATGTGGATGTCGGTGTAGATGTCGGTGTAGGTGTAGATGGATAACGAAAACCATCGACCGTTAACGGGCCGTTATCGGTCGGTATCGGGCCGTTAACGAAAACACCGGGCCGGTATCGGCCGTTATCGGAAGAGGACCTCCATTTCCGCTCCTCCTCATCCATCTCCAGCCAATCCTCAAAGGCGATCTTCGGCAAATTGTAGCCGTTTCTTTTTTTGCAGAACGAGGCGTACTGCCGCTGCGCTTTTGAGTTCTCGTAATTGTCTCCGTCCTTATCGAGTCTCGGCTGAATAAAGCCCCATGCCATACCCAGCATCCCATCAAACTCCGGAACCACGCCAAACTCTCCGTATTCCAGAATGGCATCCAGAAGCCTTCCCTTATCCTCGTTGGGAAGCCAGGAAAGAGGCTTCCGGATATCAAAATAGATCATAATGCCAGGTCTGGCCATGGCTCGTCACTCCCTTCCGCAGGCCGTAACCCGGCAATCCGGCGGCACACATCGTCTCACTTTGTTGATAAAATGTCCCTCATGGCTGGTACTGTCGCTCAGGTGCAGCAGGTAAAGCTCCCGGCAGCCCCTCAGATCCATCCGCTTCAGGCAATCGCACAGTTTGTCGATCTCCATGTGGGTGTTTGCCACCCGCTTGCGGACTTTCTCCGGCATCCGCTGGCACCGCTCCAGAATCGCCTTATCGAAATTGGCTTCCAGCGCCAGCATCCCCGCTCCCGGGAACCGATAGGGAAGATTCACTGTGTCAATGGCATATACCAGCACATCCCCGTCCTCCCGGCTCCGGATCACAAATCCCAGCGGCTCCAGAGCGTCGTGGAAGGTCTGAAACGGCATGATGTCCATGGTCCCCACCTGAAATTGCGTTCCCGCTTCCATCCCATGGGCCAGCTCCAGCAGCTTTTCAGGCAGCTCCAGCGCCTCCGCCGTCCCGCTTGAGAGGTATACATCGAATCCGCAGCCGATCAGCTTCTCCGCGCACCCGGCATGGTCCTTGTGCTCATGGGAGACCAGGACCCCCTGGACCTCCGTCAGCCGGAAGCCCAGAGCCTTGCAAAGTTTCTTGTAAGTAACGCCGCATTCGATCAGCAGCTTTGTGCACCCATCGTCAATCAGATAAGCATTCCCGTGCGATGACGAGTAAAAGCTCTCAAATCTCAAAACGGCGCACCTCCCAGGCTCCCCTTAGAATTTCCGGTCATCGCGAAACCAGTGCTCACACTGGTTGTGGCGATCCCCCCGTTGGTTCCACACAGCGCCTGACTGCCCTGAGAGGGCTCCACCGCCACATCCGTCACCGGCGCATGATCCTTCTGATACTGTGTAGATTTCATGATCTGCTCCCGGGTCCATTCCGGCAGCTTTTCAAAGAGGGCATCATCCCACTTTTCCATATCCCAGGTGTACATCTCCGTGCGGCTCTGAGGCACCGGCATCCCTCTGGGGATGGGCATCAGGTTCGCCACATTGCTGTATTCCTTGGTCTCGTTCAGCACCACCTGAAGCTGGCAGGCCTTGCCCAGCTGGTCGAAGATATCCAGCTCACCAAATTCCTCGTCAGAATAGCTCCGGCTGTTCCAGCTCTCCAGAAAGCCTCTCAAAGAGCCCTTCTTGCTGATGGAGAGGGTAAATTCCTTGCTCAGCTGCCGCTCTTCTTCCTTGCCCTCAATGGTGATGGTTTCTCCCGGCAGTGCCCATACAAATTTGACCTTGTTGGAATAGCTCTTGAATTTCTCGCTGTACTGCTCTCCCAGGTCAACAATGCCGATGCAAACGGCCATGTAAACACCCGGCTCCACCGGAGGCGCCTTGGGCTTTGCACGATCTTTTATTCTCATACCATTCTCAGCTCCTTATCCTCTTCGCTTACCACCAGCCGGATCACCTGGCTGCGGCAGTCTTCCAGTCTCGTCACCGCCTCCGCGTTATCCACGAACAACGGCACACTCACGCCGTAGTGGCGGCTCAGGGCATTGATGATGTCGATACCAACATTGATCTTCATGCCGTTGTTCAGTCCCACATAGGGAACACCGTTCTGCTGGGCGTCGCACCGCTCCTCCAGACCTCCGTTGGCCTGTTCCCGGAAAAGCCGGAAGGATGCCAGCCGGAAATGGTCGTTCACGCTCTGCTCCACGAACCGGCACTTGAACCGCACAAAGTCCTCCATGGCGTATAGCATCTTATCGATGGCCTCCAGCGCCTCCGAGGCGTTTTTCATGTCCGCCTTCAGCTCACCGATGCGCTTCTGCAGGGTGTCCCGGTAACCCTTCCGGGCCATCTGCTCCCAGATATCCCGCAGCTTTTCGTTCACGGCGTCCAGCTCCGCCTGCTTGCGGCTTCTCACCTCACCGCTCCGCTCCGTCAGGCTCCGGATCTCCTCCTGGATGTCCCAGATCTTGTCCTCTGCCTTTTTGAGCAGCATCTGGTAGTCCGGCATATCCTCGATCTTGATGGCCTCCGCGGCCTTGATCTGGCTTTTCAGACTCTCGATCTCCGCCTTCTTGGCCTGAAGCTCTTCTTCCCGCTCCATCAGCTCACCCTGGGCGTCCTGAATCCGCTCCTTGATCCGCTCAGCCTCTCTCTCCAGGCCGGCAAGGTTTGCCTGCTTCTGGGTCTCAAACCGTTCTGTGGCGCTCTTGAGCTGCTCAAAGGGGAGAGCCTGTCCGCAGCTGGGGCAAATGCCGCCGGTAAAAGCCTCGCCGTTTACCTTCACCCATCTGTCCCGGGTCCCCTGCAGCTGCTCTTCATACCGGCTGATGGTCCGCTTGGTCCTGCCGATGGCGCTTTCGATGACCTCCATGCGAACCTCTTCCTGCCGAAGTCTGGCCGGAAGCTGGCCCTTGTCATTGGAGAAGCTCCGCTGGCCGTCCCGGTAGATCTCGTTGGCCTTCACCACCTGATCCCGCTCCATCTTGGCAGAGCGAAGGTCCAGCCGCTTGCCCTGCATGGCGCTGTCATGGTCAATGGCGATCAGGTCGCTGCTTAAGGCATCTCTCTGGGCGGTTAGCTCCGTTTCCTGGGCCTTCAGGGCATCCTCGTCGATCAGGGCTGTATTTTCCAGCTGCCGCTGGCATTCGCTGATTCTGGCGGGAGCGTCATCCCTTACGCCGGTCAGACCACGCTTCTGGTGCAGCAGCTTTGCCTTGTATTCGGCAATGGTCAGCTTTCCCATGCTCTCCCGGAGCTCGTCGAAGCGCTCCTCTTTTTCCATAACCTGAGCATCCGTCAGGCATCCGGCCATATCAAAGAGGACGCTTCTTCTGTCCTGCCATTTCATGCCGGCGGCAAACCAGCTTACGGATGTAAGCATCCGGAAAAGGTCCTCCGGGCACAGCTCCTTCACCTTTGCGTCGAAGGCGTTCTTCTTGCTGGGCACACCGTTCACAAAGTAATCGCTGACGTTTCCGTCATAGCTCAGCTCGGAGCTTCCACGCCGGGTGGTCCATACCTCCCGCAGCGTCCGCTTCAGGGTCACTTCCTCCCCGTCGCAGGTAAGTACAGCCTCCACCGCCGTGATGGCCTCATGATCCTTAACCTGTCCGTCCACTCCCAGCGGCTTCAGAT